TGATCTCGACGTAGACCTTGGTGAAGGTGCCGGAGCTGGAGACGTTTGAGACGCCGTACCCATTGCTGCCGGCGATGGTGTCGGCCCAGGTGACGCTATAGTGCGTGTAGCTGGCGCCGACCTGACCGTTGGTGATCTGGGTGCCGCCCGATGGGACGTAGACGACCCCGGCCGGGGAGACCGCGCTCCAGTCGCCGAGGATCTCGCACATAACGGAATGGTTGGCGGGGTTGGCTGTGGCGGTTTTCGATGTGTCGACAACCCGACCATGTACCCCGATGCCGGTGAAGGTGCCGGCGGCTGCAACGATCGCGACGCCGCCAAAGTTGTTATTAGGTCCGCCGCCTTCAGATATCGAAATCGAGGAGCCGCCTGCGGAGGCGATGCATTGCCAGGAACCACCGCGACAGTGCGAGCCTGTCGCGCCGGAATCGACGTCAATCGGAGCGAACGATAATCCGGTGCCGGTTGGTGTGCCGAAGGCATCGCCCGCACCACCATCGTTCTCGCTGAGCATCAATACAACAACTTGGTCGCCCGCGTTGTAGCTAATCGAGATTGTTTTCGGGGTGGTCGTCGTGTTGAACGCGCTGAATGCGGTAGTAATCGACGGGGGCATCAGCTATACACCATCGATCCTGCGATGCGCACCGGGGCAGTGGCATCCGTCGTTACCCGAAATTGAGTGCCAACTGGAAGAGGCCCGTTGTAACCAACGCTGATTTCGTCAGTGTCATGTTGCTTGCCCTTAGTGACATTAATGCCGCCCCGAAGAGTTGAGCCACCAAGCATTATCCAACTGTTTCCACCGTCAATGGAGTAATCAATCACATAGGTGAAAAAGTCAGTTGCTGCCAAACTATTAAGACCGCTAGCAACAGTGCGATCAACCGTGAGTATCGCGTGGGAGTACTGCTGGTTAGTGCTGGGGAAATTGGTGACCTGATGCCCTGTGAACAGCGTGCTGGGTATATTCGTTGTCTGGGCCACTCATACCCCTTCCTTAACACCCATCCCACTTGAGCAATTACAGTTCGGTGGCGTATAGCGCGTACTGAGTGAGCTGAACCAGGTTAGCGGCGTTAGCCACTGAGAGGGCGACCGTAAGATCGATCTGCTGACTCACGTTGGTGTTGAACGACGCACCCTGTGCTGGTGTGGTCTGAGGCAGAGGAATAACTGGCACCCCACTTGTAGTGAGATCAGCAATTGCACCCGCTCCAGTAAGCAAGAACGGTCGACCAGTGATCTTACCTTGACCCTTGAGCTTACCCGCAGAACCAGTAACCTGGCAAGACAGAAGCAATTCTAAGTAACAGGGTAGTGCGGTGTGTGCTGTCGTTGAGGTAAGAATGGCACCTGAGTTCCAGATACCAGTAGTAGCACCAAACTTCAGATCGAGGGTAAATGTGGGCTGAGCTGTGACTACGTTACCGAAGTTGATGCAAGCCTCGATCTTGAGAAGCTTACCCAGCCACCAGTCATCTGGTGCCACTGTGTGTAGAGCTTGGGGGGGCAACAGGGATGAAGGACCTGTAGCAGATACCACGGGACCATCAAGCTCGGCGCTGGAGAGTATTTGTTGCCATGCCTGGACTGTCATACTTGATCTCCTTTTTCTTGGTCTTGTTTCACTTCAACACGAGCAGCTTGCCATGCGGACCAATGGCCGGAAACAAGAGCCCAGAGAGATAAGGCACTAACGTATGTGACTGATGTGACCCACCCCGTAAGTACTGAGACTGGAATCATGACAGTCCAGAAAATGGCCAACCAGCCGTTGATACGACGCATGAACACGGGATCACCCTGCACCATCGCCCACAACGACTTGATCATACTAGACCTCAGTACCTGTGAATCCACCAATGGCGATGGAGCAAGTATCACCAGTGTTGACTGTCTTGGCCAATGATGGAGTGCCCTTGAAGTTCATTCGCTTGGGCGTACCTGTACTGTCTAGGACCTCAGCATCTGCCCAGGTACCAGAAGGCATGTTGGTGAAAGAGAAAGCAGTGGTATTCGCCTTCGAAGCTGATGCAGCCGGCGTCGCAAACTTGGCAGCAATACTGATCCGCGCATACGAACCACCAACAAACTCAGTACCCATTGCCCCAGCAGTCGACAACGTTGTCAACAATGCCAGGTTGTACGGACGGGTGTAAGTAGTAGGACCGATGACATCCGTGCCAGTACCAGTATTCTCGTACGACTGGTCGAGGATGTCGTTAGCGTAAGTAGTCGCCTTAGCCATTAGACTTCCACCTCCGCATGCATCTTCGTGATGTGCGCGAGCAACTTCTTCCCGTGCACACCCTGCTTGGCCTGTTCGATGATCTCAGCTACCCTTGCTTGACCATCGTCCCAAGCATCGGGATCGGGGCCGAGAATGTCCAACTGGACCTTGAATGGGAGACAGTCGTGGTGGTATGAATCTGCCACCTGCATCCCCTGTCCTGCGTAATGCAGCTTAGGGTGGTCATCAACCTGACCACACCCATCGCACTGTGATGCTACCCGAGCGCTCATGCCAGTCCTTTCCTTTGTGCGAGTGTGACCGAAGCGGCTGATGCCTTACCGGCCTTGGTGAGACGGGAGAAGAAGTGACCAGTGGCCCATGGCTTTGCTGCCACCCACCAGTCGATGAGATCTTGATCCGTAGTTGGTTCTGGCTTCGGAGGGGGCAAGGTATTTGGTGTGGACTGCGTCATATCGCCACCCTGTGCCATCAGAGCCATCAGACCTGCGTCGTCGTACGCGAATCGTCCAGCCACACCGAAACCAAGGCCCCATGAATTGTCGAACCACCAGAGGCCACGAGATGCATCTCTCTCCCGGCAGACGTACTCATGACCTCCTCGGACTGAACCACCCGCGGGATTACGAATGATGCCGTCACTCCCGGGGTCGTCCATGTAGGTTGTCCAGTTGGTGCCGACGATAAACGGCCCCTTCTGGATCAACCCCTTGGCTTCATCGAGAGTCGTGCCCCAAACGTAGCCATTGATATAGCCCAGTTGCTGAGCTGCCTTGTTGACCGACATCCCATCACTGCCGGTGTCATCAGGTTCCCACGACCCACCATAGGGATCGAGCTTCGTCGCCAGTGAGTAAAGCTTGATTGCGAAAGCCTCGTTGATGACGAGGATGTTCGGCATTGTCGGGAAGAATGGATCACTCGCCAAGAGACCCGCCTCGGCATTACCCGTACAAGAACCCAAGTTGCCCTGATCGAAGATGTCAACATGCCGCTTCCACTGAACACTGAGGTCGACAACTGCAGGAGTAGTGCGATAGGTTAGCGATCGAGGGTCATGATTTATATGCCGACCCAATCTTCGATCTTCTATGCGAACCTCAGGTAGCGTGATTTTCACTGGTATTGCCGTTTCTGCGCGCGAGGGGCCCCGACGAGCTGAGCCTTACGAGCCACGGTCGTTGGCTTCCAAAGCCCGAAGTGAGAGGCAACTGCGATGACGAACGTGACCAGCGAGTTGAGCGCTGCCGCTCGCCAACTAAAGTTCACATCGTTGGTTTGATGTGCCTGGAGCGCAAGCGTGAGCGTCCCAGCGATAGCAGAGAGAGCGAGCAGCAGAACTGCCTGCACTCCCGGGTGGGTCGTAACTCGCGTGACCAGTCCCACCAGAATCGGCAGAACCACGGCCACAAGCAGAGCGAGCATTCCCCACCAGTCAGCAGTGTAGTTGAGCATTGTCGTTCCCTTCTGTAGTTAGATATCCGCCGGAAAGCTGATACCACTGAGTGAGAAATTGTCGTTAAGAACTAACCCAGGAAAACCCAGCATGAGTAGGTAGTTCTTTATCTGAACACGCATTGCATTAACAGCACCGGCTCGGGCATAGTTAATAGAGAACATCGACCCACTGGTGCTAGTAGTAGACAAGCCATAGTTAGTGGGCAAAGTCGCAAGAGTTGCATTAATTGCGATAGTACCAGTAGCCTTTATCTGACCTCGTAAATAAACTACTCCGCCAAACTTGCAATATTGTCCAGCATCAAAGCCAACGGGGTCAAAGTCAGCTACGTTAGTACCATAAGACAAAGGCTGCCAGTCGGGCTTCATAGCAAGACTACCCAAGCAAGTCCACGTATTGCCCGTATGCAACATAAGAACTCTATCGCCTACGACAGGGCTATAACTATCTACACGCGCATATGCCTGAGGGGTATAGTATGAGTTGCCTGCATCATCAATATCCCCTTCCCAGGCTATATACAAAGGGACCTTGTTGGTAACAACCCCAATACCAATAGTATCTCCGGAGATATCCTCCTCTGGCAAAAGCTCAGCAAGAAACTCATGAGCCGTATCGATACTACCCATTGGGATCTCCCAGGATGCTCGGATTCAGGTTCACTAGTCGACGGAGATCGTGGGTCATAATCCCACCAGCTTTGAAATCTATCTCCCATGACATCTCGGTAAAGTAATCTGCAAGTCCCATGTCAGTTACGTAGAGCTCGATGATGTCGCGGTTGCTATGCATGGGGTTAATCATAGTTTCAAGTTTCACATGCTCGTATACATTCGATGCATTAATCGCAGCCTTTCGAACCAAACCATCAAGCTCAGACTGTGTGGCTGCTTCAACACTGGCATCAAACAAAACTTTTCGTCGACCAAGACTAGTTGTACTCACTGGTGAAGCAGGGTCTGAGTTAACAAACCTACTCACCAGCATGGGTCGATCTGGTTGACTCACGCAGAAGGTGATGACATTTGGTACACTGAAAAGGTCGAGAGTTTGTATCACTTTGGGAGTCAAGATGTTCTTATCCTCGACATCATACTTGTGATTGATCGGAGCTTCATACGGCTCAATGTAGGGTTCCACACGAGCATTACCAAAACCATCGAACCAAAGATCTTCATAGTGCAATGCAGTGATCAGGTGGTTAATGATGGTCAAGGTGTTGTTGAGCTTCTTCTTAAGTGCCGCTTCTTGTGCTACTTTCTTAGCAATCTGAATCTGACCTGATCGTCGAGTAGCCGCAGTCCACGTTCGGTCAACCAGCGACTGTCGCTCAGAATCTACAATCTTAACCTGAGACTGAGTGATTGAGGCCTGACTGAGCAGCAGTAAGATTTGATCTGTGTAAACCGTTAGCGCAGGAATTGTAACTGAGGAGACTGCAACTACATCGCTACCAAAGCTGCTATCCAACACCACCTGTGTTTTGTCATACCCATCGACCGCGCGATAGATTAGGGGGCCATCTTTAGTTCGTTCGGGGCTGTTAAGTACAAACACACCCTGGGGAAACCCCGCAAAGTCCCCAGCAGGCATCTTCACACCTATCCAGGGACGAATGCGGTCATTGAGCCAGTCGATAGGTTCATCTGCTGACTCGATAAGGTCTAGCTTCGCCGTTCGCTTTACCGTAGCTAAGTAGTTATGAGTTACCTTGCAACCAAGGACTGTCTTCTCCAGCCAGCCCTGGCTCTGGTCATCTCGATCGAGCCACTCATATTGGAAGGCTAATGTATTACCCGGTGTGACAAGTACCGCCCATACATCCTCATAGGTATACTTGCCCACCGTCATTTCTACTTGGGTCATGGTTGATCACCAGACAACTGCAAAGTAAACCCAGCCCGCTTCATTCCTGTACTGGGGATATCTATGAAGTTGACTGCACCCAGAACGCCTCGGTAAGCACGCCCTCGACCATCACGGTAGATAACCAAAGACTTCTTGCGAGCGAGATTATCAAGAGCAGTCTGGTCATCAGCAGTCTCCAGCATCAGATCTACATCAACTGTACCCCTACTCTGCACACCGAACTGAGCGAAGGGGAACTCTGACCCCTCGATATCTACCAGAGCTGCGGCAGCATCTATCATTTCCTTCTTGCCACCACCGTCCCAATTGAACCAATGGCTGGTGTTCGTGGGGTCATCATCTGACGCAAGCCAAACGTTCCTAAGCGTCCTAGAGACAGCGGGAGACGTCGAGGTCGAGTAATCGCTATTGAGGTCGAGCCCATTCTCCGTCTGTTCAAGATGGGCTCTATAAACGCGACCTACGCCTGACTTCAATGAATAGTCAGGGAATACCACATATTCACTATCCACATCAAGCAACTGAGTCCCGAGTGGATGCCAGTCACTTTCGCCGACATTCTGGTATTCTACCAGCAAGGTAGGTGCAACGTCAGTATTGGCAGGGTTATTGTACCCAGACCAGTAACCAGTGTAACCGAGAGCATCATCATAAACGGCCACTGCATCTAAGTAATGCTTCTCAGTGGTAGTCGCTACTGCGAGGACCTTAAATGAAACATAGAAATACGCCGTGTTTGCTGGAGCTGCGCCAAAGGTACCCTCATTACCTTGCCAAGCACCCACTGTACTAGCAATTGACAAGACCTGGTTACTGATAGTAACAAAGTTTGCGTCATAGAAGTGCAATATGAGTTGATGGGTACGAGCAGTGGTGTCTGAGAATACTGCCCAGTGTGCCCTGAAAATTTGACCGGGTGTTGCAGGGAACCAGTACCCGTTACCAAGGACTGTTTCAATATCATTGGTACCGGCAGTAGATTTATTAACCAACAAAGAATACGCAGCGCCCTGAAGATGCTGTACAGCACTCTTGGCTACAGTGCTACCAGAAAGTGAGGCATTAGCAACCCACACGAAGCTATCGTCTTCGAACGATGAATCAGCGTTGGTTAAGAGGTTCGGCGTAAACTCGAAGAAGCCACCACGAGACCAGACCGGGAAAGAATCCAGCAAGTGAGAAGTGCTGTTATCCGTAGCACCATCCCAAGTTGCCCCTGCACTGCTACCGTTGAACCAGGGCAGCACGACTGAGACATCTTCAAAGAGAAGATTATCAACCCAGATTGCAGGCGACCCAGTATATGCAGTCATGGTACTAAGGTTTACTTGCTGTGCAGTACCATCTGAGATAAAGGTAACTGAGAGTCTAGTCCATGCATTTCTAACACCCGCAGAAGACTTACCTTCCACACCTTGGATATCCATACTGACATCGGGAGCACCACTGGGAATCCACACATGCAAACTAGCCGTGTATTTCTTACCGATCTGCAGATTCGAAAATGCAGTACTAGCTGCACCATCACTGGGACTACCACTAGCACCAAATTGCATCTTCAGCGAGTGAGTGCCATTGAGGAATCTGGCGGTATCAATCGAGAGGGTAGGTGGTGTGGCCCCGAAGGTGCTCCAGGTTTGAAGAGCACTCTCCCAAGAAGTGATATTAAACAGGTTGTTGCGATGAGCACCACTAGCATGCCAGAGAGCAGCATCATCCAAATACATGATGTCGCCATTGATCACTGAAGTGAACTTGAGTTTTGGTTGTGCATAAACAAGAGACCCAGAAAGATTAACTACGTTGTTAATACGAACTTCATTCCACGTATTGATAGTCAGCGGTACATTTGATCCGCTAGACTCCGCGATGAAAGTTCCCGCAGAATCACGCCACTGGATTGTTAACTGAGCAATCCGTCCAGACAAAGCCAGGGGATTAACATAGATAACTGAACTTAAGTAATCCCCGGGTGATACTTTGATGCCCTTCTTGCGAGTGCCTATGCTAGCAGTAGTGGAAGTAATAGTAACTTTACCTGACTGTGCTCCGTCTTTCACAGTCGTAGTACTAGCGACAATACTGCAGTTCGTTGCATCCGTAACCCAAGTAAGCACGCCTCGATCGAAGGTGCTAGTCTCAAAGTCAAGGAGGTTGACCTCGGGATAAGTGATAACCTCTACGAACTCTTTGTTGTACGAGTTATCTGCCACCTTGATACGTGGAACACCAAGCTTGGCAACTGCAATAGTGAAGGTGCTAGAAGTAAGTGCACTAGCAGGAAAGTCTCCCCCCGGGAACGGCCAGTTCTGGTAAACTCGAAGGTCAACTCGGTAAGTACCATTGGGCAAGTTGAATGGCAATGTGTGAGCAGTCTGCGATGAAACTCTTAGTCCACTGTCGTAAACCTGGATCGAGGTGCCTGTGTTAGTAACACTAAGTTGATACTTGGCCTGAGGCTGAAGATCATCTGAGTAATCCCACACAAACTCAGGTGCAGAAGTATCGTTGAGTGTGCCACCCGGTGCGGGGTAAGTGATCGCAGCACTCGGCGGCAGGTCATACTGAAGACGAATCCATGCATCAGTGAAGATTGCCCCAGCTGAAAGAGGACCATAGGCAGTGTTCAGACCGAACAGAACATACAAACCTTTCTGCAGATCTATCTGGCTCATTGGTTGTTTGAGCGAGTTGGTGATAGTATTCTTACCAAAGAAGCTCAAGAGACCAGAGCTCAGGGCATAGTGCATCCCAGTGGTCTTCCAGTTATCATTCCGGATACCCTTGTTGCTGTGATCACCAACACCTATCAGAGCATCACGATACTTTGTATTACCAGCAGCCGCACGACCACGAACTGCAGCTGAGACATAGTATAGTCTCGCATTCTTAGGCAACGTAATAGCTGCGCACTTGCATCGGAAGTAATCAGTGGGGTTGGTCTCATTAAGGTACGTGGTGTCATTGTTGTCGCTGATGACTGCTAGTGCAGTACCACCAGTAGCCGTAAACCCAGCCGTAGTAGTTTCCACCTGAATAGGCCGGACGACAAGTGGCCACGTGGCTGCCGCTGGATCGCGGCCGGTCAGAATGGTTCCCATTACCTCGCCCTCACTGCCTGCGGAATACCCTGGACAATATCAATCAACTTAGCGACATCCTTGATCTTGTCGGCTGGGACGGTCATAGTCACATTGAAACTCTGGTTCGGCTGCTGCGTGATAACTATTGGCGGAGTACCTCTCCCAAACTTATCCCCAGCAATAGTGTTAACCAAGGACGGAGAAGCCATAATGCTGAGCCCCTTGGTGTGGCTATTGATCACACTGTCGAGATCGGTAAGTGCATTAATCGCCAGTCTCTTGTCATGCTCGATACCATTGGCAAAGCCCTGGACAGTCCAACGACCCATCTGATGGAAGACTCTAGATGGTGAACCAATACCCAGCAACCCCTTGGCGAAGTTGATCGCACCACCAATAGCATCCTTAACTGTTCCGATAATATCCCCGACCTTTGAAACAATACCACTGATAAAGCCAGTGATAACTGAAACACCGGCAGAGAATAGAGCACCACCAAGATCACCGACAGCACTAGCAACAGTACTACCGATATTACTGAGATAACCCCAGATTCTCGACGCCGAAGAAACAATGGCATTGAAGAAGCCAGTTATAAGTGATACCGCCGGGCCAACTAAAGTACCTGCTAGGTTACCAATTGCCCCGAGAACCATCCCAGCGAACCGTCCGAAGTAGCCCAGGATTGTAGCAACTCCTCTGACTACTGCGTTGAAGGCCGCAGACAAAGCTCCAGCAACAATACCAACGATCTGTGAGATAAGTCGAACCGCAGCTAAGATACCATTAACTGCCGCAGCGACCGCATTTCTAATGGCATTCCAAACAGCTGAGGTAACTGCTGATACTGCATTCCATACGGCAGAAACAATCGCCCGGATTGTGTTAACTCCAGTAGTAACTACCGCAACGATGAAAGCAATGACCGGAGCGAAGACTGCCTTAATGGCATTCCAAGCTACCGTGGTAACTCCCACCAAGAAGTTCCAAGCGGCAGTAGCAGCTGAAACAATTGCATTCCACGCAGCCGTAGCAGTAGCTACTAGAACGTTCCATATGGTGGTAAGGAAGTTAACAATCTGCTGTACTGCCACATGAATGACGTTGTTGATTGCTGCCCAGTGCGCAGTAATGATGTCGACCATAATCCCGAAGGGACCAGTAATCAGAATCAGTACGCGCCAGTTGCGCTGGATGAACCCGATGACATTGTTAATCGCGTTAGCAATCGCGTCATACACTGCCTGGAATGCTGCAGATACACCAGCACCCACTGCACGAATCGGACCAAGAACTGCCTCGGTAACTGTACTCCACACCGACAGAATGAAGTCAATGGCTGCTTGGACTGCGCCAGTTATTGCTGAGGTGATATTGTTCCAGATCTCCTGGACATTATGCCAGAGGTCAATGAAGAACTGAGGGATGCCCTTGACAAAGTCAACCACTGCAAGGAATGCTGTCTTCAGCGCATTACCTATACTGGCAATAATGTCGCGGAATCGCTTGCTGTGTGTATATAGCAGAATAAAGCCGACAACCAAAAGAGCAACTGCAGTTACGATAAGACCAATGGGATTTGTCAGAAGAGCGATGCTCAGCACCCGCAGAATGATAACCACCGCACGAATGACGATCATCAAGATCCGCATTGCCGCAGCTACACGAGTGAACAGAATGACAAGTCTGATACCAGACCCGACCGCTAGCGATACTGTACCAGCAATGAGAAGCAGAGCACCGACAATTGCCAGCGTAGCAACAATGGCTGTCTGAATTGGTTCGGGCAAGTTGGCGAATGCCTTAATAAGGTTAGTAAGACCCTGGACGATAACCCGCATCACATTCTGGAATGGACCGCCAGCCTGAATCAAAAAGGTCTGGAAGGTGTTCTTCAGTTTAGTAACATCACCCGCGAGGTTATCAAGTCGGCGTGCAGCCACATCAGCAGCAGAGATCTTATCAATCTGAGCCGCCATGTCTGAGAAGCCCTTAGCGCCATCCTTCAGCAGAATGTTCGCAGCTGCTAGGGCTCTGTTATTGAAAATGATTTTCAATGCCGATAGACGCTGGGCATCAGTCAGCCCTGCGGTGTGGGTCTGCAAAATCTGGAAGATCTGGTCTAGCGGCTTGAGGTGCCCCGCCTGATCGATGAAGAGGTTAGTACCATCCTTGGTGATGATACCTAGTTTCTTCAGTTCATCTTGAGACTTTTTGCTAGTTGCGTTGAGGGAGACCAAAATCTGGCGTAATGATGTGCCTGCAGTCGATCCCTTAATCCCAGCTTGCCCAAGGAGCGATAGAGCAGTAACTACTGATTTGAGAGGAATGCCCGTCGCAGCAGCAATACCACCGACATACTTCAGTGAGACACCCAGATCACGAACCTCGACAATGGACGAGTTTGCAGCACCGGCCAGAAGGTCAGCAATCTTCATGGTATCATTGGCGCTGATCTTGAACGTCTGCATCGTGGAGATAATGATGTCAGATGCGTCAGTTAGCCCAATACCCGCAGCGCTCGCGAGGGCGACAACTGAATCAGCCACACCAGCAAGGATGTCCTTGGTATTGACACCTGCCTTGCCGAACTCTACGAAGGCGTCAGCCATCTGACCCGCGGAGAAGATCGTTGTACGACCCATCTCCATGGCCTTCTGAGCCACCGCCTCCATGTCAGCCTGAGAGGCATCAGTAACAGCACCGAAGAGGTCGATCTTCTTCTGGAAGTCCGCAGCAGCACTGATCGCCTTAGCAAAGAGGGCGACAATCGCCGCACCCCCAGCAGTTGCAGCTATACCGAAAGCGATAAACGCCCGGCTTGACCCCGTCAATGCCGACATTGTAGCAGCGTTAGCGGCGCGTAGTGCGACGTATTCTGCTATGGCCTGTTTGGCATCGATGAGGATTTGGCCACGAATCTGCCCCAGGGGTGCGGTCATGTTGCCCCCTTACTTCTTGATGAGGAGTGCTGGGTCTGCGAATCCACTCTTCTTGCCTTCTCCCAAGTCGATGTACTTGGCAAGGATTCTTTCGCGCTTCATTTTGATCTCGGCTTCGTTCCTGCCTTCTACTGCTTCAAGTTCATTCTCGATTCGCCGACCTAAAAGACCCACTGCCTGATCTAAGCAGTAGGCTTGGTACTCGTCACTTACCGCGAGAAGATCGGACGGTCTTACCGACCACGTCTTCGCGTCCTGGTACAAGATCCATACCAGGGTTGTGTTGCTTACGAAATCGCTCCAGGTCTCGGGTACCCCCGGTGGCCCACTGGAAGATGAACATCTTGTCAGTCTGTTCCATCTCATCGATGTACAACACACTATCGTCCCGCTCAGCATCGTTCGAGGGGAGGGGTTGGAACTTCGGCTCCTGAACAACGAAACGCACAATGTTGTCCATCATTTCGAACATCTCTTCTACGCGAGAGGCGTCAGCAACAAAGCCAGACATGTCAGGCTGATCGCCCTGGTCAATGGCTTTCTGAATAATGCCAACAAGAGAGTTCGGGATAATGCCGGCTTTCATGAAGATCCGCATGCTGGGATGCTCCATGACTCTTACCGTCTTGCCACTGGGGAGCTCGAGCAACGGGCCAGTTTCTTTCTTCCATGCAGATACTGAGGTGACGCCTTCAGTGCTGGTCGGTATGGTGCGCTTACGTGGGGTCATGGCAGTTGGTCCTCCTGGGGATCCGAATTGGGTACTACTAGGATGTTACAGCGGTCCCATAATGCAGACCGTCAGGGTCGTGATCGTTCCAAGGTGCTGGAGATTCACAAACCCTAGGTTGTCGATGTAGGCAGAGATGTTGTCGATGAACACTACCCGCTCGACTGACGCGGGAAATGCGGTGTGGACAACAAAATCTGACCACTTCAGCCCACCCGCTGGCGGCGGGATTGGAGCTTGTGAACTCGGAGGGTTTGCCGCCAACTTCTCGTTGATGTAAACGGCACCCGCCAAGGTTGCCCCATTCTTGTAATGGAGCATGTACCCGCTGTTCTGGCTGGCGAGGAACTTGTCCGCTGCCGTCACCGCGGTATACGTTGGAATAACAACGGTGCTTGCGTTGGGACGCTGGACGAAGGAGGATAGGTCGGCCATTATGGAATCGCCACCCCAGTCTCATTCTGCACGAACTGGTAAAGTTTGAACGTCGGCGAAGCACCAACGTTGTCGCCATACCCCTTACCCTTGCCCTTGGTAAGGAAGAAGTTGCCTCCTTCGAACGTGCCCTCCAGGTTGCTATCGGCCTTGCACCGATAGACAATGGTGTGGACATCGCCGCCGCTGTCGGAGATTGCTCGACCCTCTACCTGGAAGTAAGGCCGTGAATCCGTTGTCAGCTTTGTGAACGTGTCCTTGATGTTCGGTGTGACGCCCGTACGGACGATAGCACCGCCCGCCATAACTTGATAGGCGGCAAGCGAGATACCTCCCGCTTCGAGCTCCCACTCCACCACGGGACCTGCGCCGTGTGATGCTTGCGTGGTGTCATCGCCCGTGAGCTCCGTGAACGCCTCAGTATCACTGAAGGTGAACACCCGAGCTACCGGAAGATCGACCCCAGTACCCAACGACCAGTCAGCAGCCAGTGGATACAACCGCACATCACGCAGACCGTATGGTAGGGCCGGGTTCGCCTGAACCATATTTCACCTGCTCTTTCTGTGGGTCGGCATACCTCTTAGTTGAAACAAGGTTACCTGTGCGAATGTCGAATACATGTAGTACTACCACACCAGGTTTATGCCCGCATGCACGGCGCTTGCACTTGACCTCTAGCTCATGATCGCTGAGCATCCTGCCATGCATAGTCGTACCACATCGAAGTTCGCGCATAATCGCTCCCATTCAATCCCTGAATCGCAGGCAATCATGCGTGATGTGATATGACCTGTGAGTCTACTTTGCCTTGCGAGAGGACTTTGTGGACGCCTTCGCGGTAGACGCTTCATCGACTGATGAGTCATCATCGATCAACTCGTCATCTAAGACCGTGAATTGCGGCTCCGTCGAACCTAGTGCCTCGATCGGCACTTCCTCGTCGTCGACCAGTTCTGGCTCTTCTGCGGGGTTGTAGTCCGTAACCTCGACCCACTCACCAGAGCTGATGAGCTTGTCGGCGTGGGCATTCTTGAGCTTGGTCGGCGGGCCGGTCTTACTGAAGGTAACCTCGTCGAGATCCTCTTCTCCGACGTACCGAAGCCACTCATTCGGTCCCAGAACTCGGGCATCCCCGAATCCTGTATATTGAACGTACTTCATAGTTCTCCTTAGCCCATGACTAGTTGGAATCGAACATACCTGAGGACAGTATTGAGAACCGGATCATCCAGATCTCTGCTAGTCTCCAGATAAACTACAGTGTAGATGTTATCCACACCAGACCCGTTCCTCGCTCGAAACGCACCCTTGACCGCATCACAGATCTGGTCTAGCTTGTAGTAGTCAGCGGGTTCATCATGAGCATAGACCTGGAAAAATTGCCGGTGAGGGAAGGCATCAACTTCAGCCAGTAACTCACTGGTGTCATTTCCCATCCGGTAAACCACGAAGGGTTTGACCTGTGTTGAATGTGTTAGGGACTCACCTTGGTAGACTCGATCCGCCACAAAGGTCTGAAGAGCAGGGTAGTTCTTCAGGGTCTCATATACGAACTCGCGGGCAGACATTAGAAGTCCACCCCCGTTTGCGTCGCACCCATACTCCCCATCACCTCACCACTCAGAGCTTCCAGCGTCGGCATGATAATCGCAAATCTTCCGCTCTGGATGACCTCTAGCCAATAGCCATAGTCGACTGAGTGGTAGAGTTCGATGATTACTTCGGTTCCTTGGGCGTAGACGTTAGTACCTAATCCTTCACGGGCTTGGCCAGTCCTGTCAGTCCATGGTGCATTTTGCTTGGCATAGGCTTCAATCCTTGGAGCTAGTTCACGAGCTCGATCCTGAGCCTCTGCTAAGATATGCTCTGAGCCCATGAGTGTGGAAAGCGTGTCCTCTAGAATGAAAAACCCAGCCGCCATGGTTAGTCTCGCACCTCCAGGGCTACTGTCACCCGATCAGTTAAACTGCGGTCATCCGTCTTGGGCTCGATATCCTTGACTCGATAATTGCGTCCGTTGTACCCGAACTCATCACCGATCTCTACATCAACGCTGTATCTCCCAACAATGATATAGTCACCCAGACGGAGTGGACCGTCTTGCGTGTTTTGTGTTTGGTCACTGAGTCGTCGCTTGAATGGTACAAAGCGGAACTGCTGAGGCATAAGGGTAACTGGCGGACCCTTAACCCAACCGCCCGTGCTGTAGTTCTGTACCTGCGTCGGCCTAGTGAAGATGACATCAACCGGGTCAGCCTTGATGAAAGCGTCGAGGTTTCGTCTCAGTATCCTGAGTGCCTTTTGCTCCATCAGATCGACTTCCTAATACGCCCTATTCTGGTACGTCCCGTAACAGTGTTAGACGATTGAAAATGCTTGACCATTGCTAGTGCGTGACCATGTAAGTCAGACATCGCCCGTGAGGCGTTGCCCTCAGTCACGTTAACAAAGTCAGCATAGGAAGCAGCCTTCATGCGCCAGCCTTGAACTGCTGCTCGGTTGACATCATTCTCGGCATTGATTAACATACTCTCAATGTCGAGATCGGTGAAAAACGTGTCTGACTCAGAACCACCATCAGGGATTGACTCCCCAAGGAGGGCCCTGAGTTGTTCCTCGTCAGGTGTTGCCACGTTACTCTCCCGATTCGTCGTCTTCCTCGAGCCGCGCGATCAGATCTTGGGCAGTGCCCTCGGTGCTGATCCGATCATCAGCTTGTCGACCCTCGTTGCGGTTCTTGGCTTCCTGAACGAGCTCGGCCTTCTTCCACCCTTCGTAGATAGAAGCATCACCATCGACCTCGCCAATGTTCTCCTGCTCTGCCTCGGGCAGGTCTTGCGGACGCTGACCCCAGGCGTTGAGCACCTGATCGCCAACCTTGTAGACCGGAGCCTTCTCCGGCTCGGTGAGATCGGTAACCGCGACATCAACATCTTCGACGTCGGTCACCTTCCCAGTTTTGCTGTCACTCATGGTGTGGTGCCTCCTTCTTAGACGTAAGCCGCCGGGGTCGTGTAGGTCGTTGACGCGACCATCTGGATGACCATGCCTGCGCCCCGCTGCCGAATGCCAGTACCGAAACCACGCCGGTAGAAGCTGTCGATCAGTGGGTATGCCGACCGCTGACCAGGGATGATCTTCAGACCCTGGTAAGACGGGTTGCTGTGTTGACGAATGCCAATCGGGTTGGTCAGATCATCCGGCCCACCAGCGGCGAGGCAGACAAGGTAACCAGCCGGAATGTACTCTTCCTCGACGATGTGGAACGGACCGTAGGTACCGATCTCACCCGGCACTGGACTACCCGGACGACCAACCAGAGCTGCGTTAGAAGCCAAGAAAGTACCGCCGCCGACTCCCTCGGATGGGATGAAGTCGTACACCGCACCAGTAGCTACGCGGAAAGAGCGAAGAACCTTGCCCTGTGCGCGGTTGACCATCAGCACCAGCCGAGTGCCGTTCTGCGGTCCATAGCCGTGGGAGATCATGTCGTCCTCGAAGAGGGTGATCGTGGCGGGAACCAGAGTGGCGGAGTTGCTGCCGATGTAGTGAGTGTGCGTGCCAGCGAAGGTGTTGTTCTTCCAGGCCGGAGGAACTTCGCCATCACCATTGTACAACTTGTAGACGTTGACCGGGATGTTACCATCGGCCACACCAACAAGGTTTACCGGGTTGAACAGGGTCTTGAACACCGCGCCGAAAAGGAGGTTGTTGTCAGCCTCGAGAGCCATGTTGTTCAGGTTCTCCAGCTGGCGACGATCGGCCTCGGCGAGGAACATCCAGGTGTACCGCACGGCTAGGTCGTAGAAGTCGAACGTGTACCCGCGGTTGAATCGCTTCCCACCACGGATGCCGACTGGCTGGCCGTACTCGGATGCCTTCTCGAACTGCGCGTTGCTTGGCACCCCGACCATGTCGATCGTGCTCGTCACATTGAAGGTGAGCAAGTCGATCAGCCGGTTGCGCTGCGCATTCCGAAGAGCGAGCGTGGCCTGAATCTCATTGTAGAACTCATTGAGATCAGTACCATCAGCAGCCTGGATGACTACGTCTGCGCGCTCGTTGTAGCCAACCTCACGTCCCCCAATGACGGACTCGAACTCCGCCTTGCTCGGGTTGACGATCATGTCATAAATACTGCGTGTTCCCATGTTTTGGTATCCTCCTGATTCTATGCTAGTCGGGTTCTAGCCGATGATCCGGTCGAAGCGAACCACGAGCCGAGTGGCCTCGGCGGTGTAGCCAACCTTGTGATAGGTTACACCAGAGGCCGGAGCAGTAGCCGTGAGAGCTCCAGTCGCAGCCTGAGCTGCGAGGCAGTAGTACGCCGTACCGGCGACGAGAACTGCGGTGTCGTATACGACCTCACCTGAAGTCATGATGTCGACGACGTCACCAGCTCGACCACCGATCGGCACCGCCAGGTTGACCTGCCCAGCGATAGAACCGAGGTTTGGGGTCATGGGCACGTTCTTTACGAGAACACCCACTCCACCCGACTGGCCAGCGGTACCGATTACCACTTTGCCGTTGGCGTCGAGGGAGACCACAATGGGTCCCATCGCGCCGGTACCGTCGAAGACGAGGTCAGCCGCCAGAATTGCGCGGAACCCCCCTGCGATCGGGCTATACTTGTCATAACGGGGCATGTGCTGTTTTCTCCTATCCTAGAGACGGATAACGCGTTCGGAGCACTTCTTCGGTGGCCTTGGTCTTGTCTTGATTGTTCGACCCGCCACCAAAGCGAGAACCACTAGCACCACCATCGCCGCCGCTTCCATCAGCATTGATAAGGTGCTTCTTCTTCTCAGCCAAAGCCTTCACGGCCGCCTTGACTGTCTTGGCGTCAATCTCAACTGAGGTAGGATCATCCTCGTCCTGCTCAGCCGTAATGCCAGATCGAATGACCCCAGTAACGGCATCATCTGGGTCGATGAACTTCTGCGACTGCGCCTCACGCGCAATAGCAGCATCGATCGCAGACTTCTTGTAACCCGCGGCCAGTTTCGTGACCCGATCGTTACTTGTTGCCAGCGCCTTCTGAGCCTTTTCGAGCTCGGTCTTATCCGCATCGTCAGCATCCTGCTTCAGCTTGCGGAGTGCCGCGAGTTCTTTGGCAGCAGCCTTGTGCTCCTTCGCCAACTGCTTCTTCTCAGCGCGCTCTTTGGCGATAGCGGACTTGAGACCGGTAAGATCTGCATCTTTCAGATCATCGGTGTCATCCGTGGTGTCACCATCGCCAGTGTCACCTGTGTCGTCGGTAGTGCCAGCTGGAGGATCGCCCCCCGTGTCGCCACCAGTACCACCTGCGTCACCGTCTCCCTCTCGACCGCAGATCACCTGCAGCATCCAAGGAGCATCCAACAGTTCGATACGCATCTCGCGTGTCCTTCCCTAGGGCTTCCCGCCCCGAGCTTGTCGACTTAGTGATTGTCCGGTTTCTGTGCCCTTACTTTCATTGGGCCGATTCTTATTGTTACTACGATTACCCGACGACGGTCTCGTACCATTACCACCTTGACCGGGAGGCGGAGGGATCTTGCCTGTCGCAGCATCCTGAGCATTCTGCTGCAAACCTGGGGGAGCAAAGGCCGCGGCTTGCTCGGCGGCTTTCTCTTGTTCATCATCGATCTGCTGCTGGATATCATCGGGAAATTCGTACCCCAGCATCTGCATACGTTGCCGGTAGAACTGGATCGAGATGACCTTACGGTCGAGCATGTTGTTCAGCTCATTGACTGTAGCCACACGATCCTGAGGCAGTTTCTCACCGATGACTGGGATGACTTCACCGTCTAGTAGCGATCCCTCGTATGACGGGTACCAGCAGTTCTGCCAGTCGTAGAATAGTTGCTTGAGCCTACCAAGCCCCGCCGTGTCTCGCTCCTCGATCTTCGCAAGCGTTGGGATGAACTTGATGGCCAGAGCAATACCACTCTGAGCCGTCTGAACATCCACACGACCAAGTGCAACATCACTCAGCCCTCCTGCCTCACGAAGCTTCGATTCTAGATAGTTGATGTGATCCATGGAGGGCTTCAGTGTGCTCAGACCCTCGACTCGACGGAAGTAAGATCCCGTCGGGACCTCCATCACTTTACCTGGCGCGACCTCCCAGTCGACCTCTCGACCTTGATCATCGACTGGTCGGCCACCGTCAGTGGCATAGACCCCGAGGCCCTCGAGCGCCAGGGCTGCCGCCTGATCGGTAGTCGCCTGTGAAACACCCTGTAGTGCCCTCTCAAACCCCCTGAGTTCAGAAGAACCATACTGCTGACCCTCCCAGGACATGTTCTGGAACCAGTAGAGGGGGAAAGTATGAATCTCTGGCGGCAGAGGACCCTTGGGGATAGTTTGCTTGAGAAGCTTCGGCCGATCTCCCCACCAGTTAGTCTCCATCTCGTAGATACCCTCAGAGCGGATGATCTTGCGAGTCTCACCCTCACCCTCATACTCATAGGTGAGTTTCTTCACTCGCTGCTTGTGCTGAGTATCCGAAGGATCAACCCAGAGATCTACCAGGTGAATCCGAATGAGCTGGGTGATGTCGTCATCATCAAACACCAAGATGACATTGCCAGGGTCGACTGAGTTGAGCGCAAGCCTACTGCCAGGTGCCTTGAGCGAGTTAGCCGTCATGTGCAGGCAGAAGTCACCACGAGCCACACCAGCATGTTTGGCTGTGTGGAATCGAGAATAGAAGAGCTCGCGATCCATAAAAGCCTTGAGAGCGTCAGCGAGCGGTACGTGCTTCTCAGGATCGTCGACAGTGATCTGCAGACCCTTGAGCAAGTAATACGAGGTTGTGTCAACGATGGTTCGTGCGTTAGGGATGTAGATCGGGTATTCTTCTTCTAGAACCCGAATCAGAAACTGGGTGTCATCGTTCCAGTACATCTCATCGTACTTAATGTACGACGCCGCACGATCGCGATCTTCCTCAGGAATCCACTGGATGTTCTCGGCAGACAAGAAAGGCTTCGCCGTCGAGTAAGGCGTAAAGGCAGTTGCCATTATCTTCTAGTACCCACCTTCCCTTGTCTTGACCTACGCTCGGGGTTTAGTCGGCTGGTGTGGCCCTTGAAGAACCGCCCGAGCGCTTCCGGCCCGTGGTTGTCCTTATCAAGGGGAAGTTCACTGTCGTTGCGAATGAGTTCATTCTTCTTCTCCGGCCACCGATACCCAGTCTTCATTTCCCAGATGAGCTTGGTGCATGACCGGTCGACAACCAAAGCAGGCTTCTTATCGGGATGACCATCGGGCAAGTGCGCGGGCCGTTGCTTCAGAGCTGCCCTGATCAGCCTGAGGCGAATTTGTAGATCACCGCCCGTATTCATGAGCGTATTCACCTTGAGGTGACGTCTCAAGATATTCGCGTCATCAGGACTAGCAGGGTCGGTATAAATACCCAGCAGTTTAGGTAGCAGAGGGTGGCGTGCGTATTCCTCTCGCGCAATATCTTCGGTATCACGGAAGAGGTATCGGTCTTCACCGATAACATAAACGTTACCCCACTCATCTACCTGAATCCAAAGCCACACCCAATCATTGGTGTAGCCGAAGTCAACCGCAGCGTAAAGAGGCCACTTACGGTTGTATTCTAAGTCAACGATGTGGATATCGTCGTCCCATTCTTTCATGACCCTGCCGACTGCTTCGACGAATTCTGCCCCATACTGCCGAGCAAACTCGTCGTCAGTTAGATCGTCTTCCGCCTCGAGGATTTCAGGGTCAGTTCTACCGCCGGGGAATACAACTGGGTTGGTCCAACTTGGCGCTCGCATTGACCACCAAGTCTTCTTCGCTGGGTCCTTGCCTCGTTGGAACAACGAATAGAGCAACGAGTTTTCGGAGGCCCCCTCAGGCACCCCAGATGCAAGACTCCAGCCTCGCTTATCACTCAAGGCCGGGCGGACATAGTCACCCCACATCTTTCGCTTATGCCGCCCCGCCTCAACCAACAACACAAAGTCAAGTCCCTCACCAACCAGGGTCTCTGGATGATGAGCGGACCGGCACTGCAGATCAAATCCCCACCGAGTTCGGATATGCATGTTACCGTTCTCAGTGTTATTCAGAAACTTGGAAGATACCTTGTCGATATCTAGTTTTCTGAATGAGTCGTAGATAACTCGAAACTCTTTCTCCGAGTCACTATACTCAGGACCAATGATCCATCCCCGGCAGGGTTCACCGAGGAAGTTTCTGATGAATGCCATGGTTTCGCATTCGCGACCACCCACTAGTGTCTTGCCCCACCGTCGCCCATTACATAAGACGCGATGCCGAGTTGTGTTGTAGTGGATTCGAGCCTGGCCCGGAAAAGGGAAGTATCCCACTCGCTCGAAGTAGACATCCTTCCTGAAGACCAATCCCTGGTCTGGAAGTACTGCTGTCATTCGTTGGTGTATCCTTGTCGCTCGGCCTCGCTGGTGAGTCGAGGGTCATCAACTGGACTGACGTTGGCAAGGAACAACGGCCGCTTGCCGTTCGCCGGTCGAAGACCCAGCATCTGACGTTTGTCATCGATGTTGATATGCGGGTTGGTGTTGTCTTCGATACCGGTTACATACCCTAACCTTAACTTGTCAGCGGGAGTTAAGGCATCTGGCCCCATAGGTTGAATACCAGCCGCGATTGTGACCTCTGAACCACCATACTCACTACCCTCGATCTGTAGCGGTGAGACATCAGTTACGTTCCGAATACCAGGCATGGTACCTCCTAAAACCAACAGGGTATTAGTTCCTGCTCCGCAGTGAGTGTGACCACGAGATACTGCAGTCCATCTACCTTCATCTTCAGGTCATCAGCAGAGGGCCCCACGTTACCGCCCGGATGACTATGCCATACAGCCATCTTGCCAACGTCCTCGACCGTGGAGTCCTCAATCCACTCCGCTAGAGTGATGTGGATATCACTCGGATAGATCTGGTAACTGTCGTGATGCTGCATGGAGCGGTTCGGCAGTTCCACTACCTGAGAAGCTGAGTTATGCCCTCGCGGTGTGGGCAGCAATACCCCACATGCTTCATTCGGGGATCGCTCGAGGGCGATTCGCTTCAGTTCCTCAAGTATCTCGGGAAACAAAACGATACTATTTCTAGCTAGTGGTATCTCAGTGGCCATCACTATGCCTCGCTAACTGCTGGCGGAGCAGAGCTTCCTGGATTGCGAGATCCTCGCCCGTGATCACTCCCCTCTGCAGAAGTGCCATACGAAGCGGGATATCAAGACTGCTGATTGGAGCAGGGTCGGGCTTCGGTGGAGCTTTCTGAACTAGACGACCGTCTAGGTTGAATTCATGGTTCAACTTGTTATGGACATTCTCGGTCATTCCACACAAACTGCAGAGTGGTGCTTCTTCATGCATCGGAACCTCAAGGGGTTACGTTGGGGAATAGCTGGACCGCTAAACTATCCCATGCTATGGGATTAGTCAGGGTGGTGTTGATGAGGTTGTCGGGGATATCCTCACTGGTGACCGTAGGACGAGATACCACCATGTATGCAAAGTTCTTCGCATATTTCTCAGGATCATTCACTACGGCGTTAACCAAAGCCAAGCGCTGTGCCTGAGCTTTGGCGTCAGAATTAGCTACGGTAGTGGAGATGATCTGTGCCGCATTGAAACTGCCTGTAGCTATGCGATCTAAAAAATCCCTCCGAGTCACCATGTCATGCTGTATCGAGAAGGACAACCCCGCTAACTTAGCCGGAACCTTTACTGGTTCGGCCTTCTTGCGTGGGGCTCTCTCAGAACTCTTCTTCGGCTTACCCGCGACAAGATCAGGTTCAACTGACTTACGAGGGGTCACAACCTGCTACCCCGACTCCCGATTCCGGTCACCACCCAGAGGACCAAAGCCACGACCGCGATGATGACCCCAATCCAGATGAGGAAGCTCCCAACACCGGAAAGGCCCAAGATGAACAAGACCACCCCGATGACGAGAAGAGCAATGGCGAGACCAAGCATGACGAACTCCTATTCTGCCGAGTCGGCGTAGTCTTCTGAGATACCTGCGGGGGGAGGTGTGGCTTGTGCTTGTGCAGTACCCGTCAGCTCGACTTTCAGTTCGGCCTGGGGATGGATCGCCGAAAGCTTTGCCGCGATGGCCTCGATCTGCGCATCACTGAGCGGCGGAATCTCCTTGGGAAGTGCAGCGATCGCTGTTTTGAACTCAGCCTGGGAAGTCTCGACCGTGTCAACAGCCTTGTAGATGAACTCGATGTTGGCTGGATGTGTATTTTGCCCGGGAGGCTTAGCCTGCCCCGCGGCGTCGGTGTCGCCTCGGTATATCAACTGGAGACTCTTGGTGATCTCTTCGATGGTGATTGCCCTCGGGTCATTGAAGAAGCTCCAGGCGTCAGTGGCAGCTGGGAATGGACCCTCCTTGGGAATGTCCCACGTGTCACTGATGTACATATTCCCACTCGGCGCCATACCTACCAGGTATGCGACAATGCGACATAGCCTGTGATCCATCCCGGCAAGTACACGATTAACGATGGTGTCCATCTCTGCTGGGGTCACGTCGTCCTCACTTCCAAATTTCTGGGGTTGCATAACGAAGTTGGTATCGCATCCCGGGAT